ATATTTGTGTTCCATTCTGACCATCGCTTAAATAAGTAATTGTACACCAGAATGTCGCCTGTGCTTAATGCAATCCTGAGCTCATTTTGTTCATCGAACATATCCATGCCGACCACAGCTTTAGGCGCAAGTTTAGACTCTACCTGAGGGCTGATGTACTGAATCTGACCATTAGAAAGTATCGAATAAAGACCACGCTCTGAGAGGTAATACATGCCTGCCGAGGAGCTAACCACAAAGCTACCAGGTATTGCTCCCTGCCCTGAAGACAAAAGCTTAGGTTGAGTAAAACCAATCGCCCCCGTAGCGTTGGGACCATCACCCATGTAAGCGTATACGTCGTCTTCTGTGAAAATTACGAGCATATCCCTGGCAGATCCTGCTGCTGTAATTTCTTTGACCACGTTGCCAAGGTTTAGGACGAAAGGCCCCACCAGAGGGAATGAGACTGACTCCCCTACCAGCGTAGGCTTCGATACTGCCGCAAAACCATTTGGCAGTGTCGCAATGACTTTATCTTTGTGGAGGGTGAGCCCTGTTGTGCTGCCTGGATTGAAGTTCTGAGCAATGCCACCTGTCGAGTACAGAACTGGTCTCTCGGTGATTGACTCACCACCTGTGCCATTGTCATTAAATACAAACTCGGTTTGTCTGTTGTTCGGTTGATCGAAACGAACGATGTCTCCAGCAATCTGATAGTAAATTTGTCCGTCTGCATCGGTTCTATAAACATCTACTCGATAGCGATCTCGAGCGGTAAGATTGCAAACAGCTATACGAACATGAATGCCTGTTTTATTTGATGCATCAGTAGCGCTAATGTTGATACTATCGGAGAACACAGGGGCGGACTCATGCAGATTGCCTTTATTGTCAATCGCCGAGAACACCGCTGCGTAAGAGTAATCACCTTCTGCAATCCCGTTAGACGTATATGCGCCACCCGCTAGGCCATATTTTTGAACATCGATAAACTCTGGTGAATGCAGAAAGTCAGATTCAACAATTTTGGTTGAATCATAGCTAAACAAGCCCCCGCCACCTAGGAGCAAGTTGTCTTTTAGCGATAGCATAGGGCACGCTCGAGCGGGATCTGCATCGATAGTAATCAAGGTGCCGTTATATATTTGATCATCGTATACAACGTTTGAATTACCAAGACCTGTCTCAGCGACATCAGTCGTAGAGACATCGCGAACAAACCTAGTTGATCCTATAAGTATCTTAGAGCCTTTTATCTGAACTCTTTGAGTTGATTGAGTCAGGCTAAACTTATTGTCCTCCATACTGTTTATTTCAGTATGCGCCGATAGAGGCATCTCAGAGGGAAGGCCAAATGCAAGTAAGTCTCTGCTAAAGCTCACAAGAGCAGTTGTGCCTGAGTTCGTCTGGCCCACTCCAAGAGGATTGCTAATTAAGAAATATGGATCTTTAAGAAGTTTGCTCCCTGTAAGTTCATTAAACTCATAATGAAACAAGTCTGAGAGCAAATAACAGTTTCTAAAAGCAGGCGTTGTGGTCAAAGAACCAGTCGAACTCATAGTGTGACTGTGCATCAAGATAACACTGTCTGCCTGTCTTGTTTTTTCTGGAGCACCTATTGAGTCAAAACGATATTCCGCGTCTGTGCCCCCTGTAGGGCTTGTGATTGTGTATGAGAAATTTGATTGAAGGTTGTTGCCGCCATCAAGAACCGTAAGCTGAGAGGAGTCGTGAGGCGTAATCCCGGCTGCCGCCGGTATGTAAACTTTAGCGGGTGTAATCCCAAATCCCGGAGAGCTAGGCATATCGTAAATGCCCTCAATAAAGCCAGTTCCCTGGACGTCTCCGGACCCACCACTAAACGTTTTAAAGCCTGAAGCTGCATCAAATATACTTGAATTATTGTTGCGATCTTTAACAGCGTTTATCACAATCTCATTAACATCTGTCGCAGACGTTCTTTTTGCCATAATCGCGGTGGCGTTTAAAAGAACGTAGTAATCATCTGTGTAGGTGATGTCTGTCTGAGTGCTTAAGTCGGCTGTAAACGAGGAGCACTTTACTCGATAATTACCCACAGTTGATGAGTCTTGAACCGAGTAAAACAAGCTTAATGGTCGAGCGGTATTACCCGTGTACCGTAAGGAGAGGTTAACCTTTGTGCCAAACTTTTGATACAAGTTGTTGGTTTGACTGTTGTTTGTTCCGCCGCCGCCATAAACTCCGCCTGTTACATCTTTAATAGTCAAAAGGTTTAAGGAAGGAGCAAGCGCTGTTCCACCGCACTGAAGCCTCAACAGTATCAAGTCACCAGAGTCATTAGCCTTCCCGCCAACCTGCTCATAATAAGCCATGTATATAAAGTTTTGTGTGACGGTCGTTGAGGTTACGGCATCTGCGACCATGCAGAAAAAACTTTGAACCGGAGTAGGCGCAGCGGTTCCACTGGGATCTGTCATTGCTGTGATTTCGGTAGCAGCAGATATCGCAAAGTTAGAAACTGAGTCTAATCGAATGGTTCGGTAGTAATACTTAATTGCGCCAGAGTTATAGTCCCCATAAAGGATAAACGCTGTATCTAATGCCTCAATATACATAAGTTGAGGAGCAGGCGTTACGCTTGTCGCCTCAATACTTGCAGGATTTTTTCGACTTATTGATGCAAACTCGGTGGGATTAACTATAGGCTCGCCAGTATCGACGCTATAAATTGAATAATAGGCCTTAACAAACGGCTCTTGATTAGCTGTTTTGCCTACAGGCCGCGTAGCCGTATACACAAAGAGATCATACTCATCACCAGCATCTGTCTCAAAACGAGTATGCTGAATAGGTCCGTTTTTCTCTACTTCATCTTGAATGATGTCTTTGTTGTGAAATGTGCAATTTAAGTACTTGCCCTTGTTCTTAACGTAGCCATCGAAATAAGAGAAAAGACGCTCTCCGTCTGCAATCAATAACTCGTTGCCATGAGATTCTGTATTTGCGCCACCTGCAATCTCTACGTTTGAGTCAAGAGGAGTGTTGCCTGTCCAACTCGTTGTCTGCGCCCACATGGTCTCAAAACCTTTGCGCTTTACAATCTCGCCGTTTTTATCGAACTGACAATTCTCTGCGATCTCGAGAGTGCCGGGTGGAGCAATCTTCTCAGATATCTTTTCGTCTAAGCCGCCAGAGAATGGAAACGATACATTTGTCTTCTTTAACGGCATTAGAATACCCACAATGAAACAGTCGCCGCTGCCGATGCTTTGAGAATAAGCTGCGATGACCTTTTGTTGTTTGGCGTTGTTGATGTGTATATGACGCTATTGGCGTTATTATCTACGACGATATACCCACTGTAGGCCCGACCAAGTGAGTGCCCCACTAGGTTGTCCTGAGATGCTTTGAGTGCAACGTCGCTTAGCAAAACACCCTCTATAAGAGGGCAGTTTTCAACGAAGTCAGCAATTGCCTGGGTGTTGTCCTCGGCAAAAGACAGGTCGGGTGTAGCGCTAAAGACCCGAGAAAATCTTGTAGCCATGGCACACCTCAGTATCGAAGAATGAAGTCGTCTCTAAATCGGCCTTTGCGAACGTCACGAATTGCGTGAGATCCGCTAGCGTCACGCGGGCTAATTGCTCGAATGATACGCCTGCCCAATTGTTGCTTCTCGAGCTCAAGTGCAGATGTATCTGACTCTTCCTTCATTAGCATACGAATAGCTGCGGCAACCACAATATACTCTTCGTAGCCAGGAATAACGTTTTCAACCTCTGTTACGGTCGCAGAGAACTGAGTCGCCTGCGGCACGTAATAGAGCGTGATGGTCCCAGACTGCGAATTGCCAGGGATCAGTTTTATCTTAGTGCCCTCGATCTTGTACATTGGCTCAGCCAATCGATCGATAACAGCATAGGGCGTGTTGTAGATGTTGCGTTCAGTAAAGGAGTAGGCCTTGAGCGTCGAAGTGATACCACCGGAATCATAATCAACGCCCAAAGCCTTATAAAAGTCATCTGGCAAGTTCTCGCCCCCGGTCGCAAGAGGGGCGGTATAAGTTTGCTCAGAGACAAAATAGTCTTCGTAGCTCTTCACCATCATATCGTGAAGCTCTGACATGCTCGAATTCAGATAATCCTGAATCTCTGAGTCTGTCACGAAGGTGCTATTCTCCATGTCAGCGCGGCGACGCGCACGAGTACGTAAGTCAGCTTCAGTGTACGTCGCCATGCCCCCTCCTTATGCACGCATGTCTAGGTAGTCATCAAGAGCATCGACGAACGCGCTGCCGTCTTCTTCCTTAATGGCCATAGCCATACGTCTTCCCGCATCTTCTTTTGCCTTGCCGTAATCATCATCTGAAGAGCCTTCAGCATCTTTGCCTTTGGCTTTCTCCAGAATCATAACTGCAAGACCTTTGCCCTTGCCCTTCATCAGTTGGTCACACTGGTGTTCTTAAGGAACAAGGTCAGATA